TGCTATATTTTTTACCCAATTGAAATTTTTTCATTGCTTTCATTTCTTTGTTTCTTGAATCTCGAGTAGAAGGGATATCTTGTGGCATTTTTCTCTGAAAATCTTTGGGGGAGGTGAATTTAGGTTTCACTTTTTTTCCTAATCCTTTATCTTTAAATTTTTGCATAGCATCTTTTAATTTACCTATATTACCTGCATCTGGTCCACCACCATGAGTTTTAATAGTTCTTAGAACTTTTTTTCTTCTAGTGTTGGACATATTATTTTCCTTTTCTTTTCTTAGCCATTTTCTTAAATGTTTTTGCTAACGCTTTTGCTCGTCCAGTGCAACCTTTTTTTGTAATAGGTGTACACTTTCCTTTAGTTCCACGTTTTTTGATTGATTTATTTACGTCTTGTATCCAGTTCTTTTTAGCTTTTCCACCATTAGCAAAATTAACTCTTTCAGCCATTGTATAACCATCAGCATTATGTCCTGCAGGTGGTCTATAACCTGATCTTGGACTTGTGCTATGTTGCAAAGTCAAAGCTGTTTGTCCAGAGTTTGGTGATCTGAACCTTCTCACTTATCATATCCTTTTTTAGGTGGATTAGCAGGATCAGCTGGAGCATCATAATCTCCAATTGAATAAGCTCTTTTAGTATCTTTCATACGTTGAATTTTTTTCTTAGCTTCTTTACCTTTTTGAATAGCATCTTTATGTTTGTTTATTTCTTTAATATTTTTTAAATAAAAATGACTTTTACCTCTTTCAACACTTCCTTTAATATCTTTTGTTGGTTTAACAGATTTAATGTCAGGACTTCTTTCACCGTACTTAATACGTTCAGAACGCGTAGCTCTACCTGATGCAATTTTTTTCTGTTTGTAAGCTTTAACAGCTTTACCAAAACCTTTTTTGGCTATTCCAAATATACTCATAACTACCTTTTATTTTTTTCTACGACCTTTGTCCATAGTCTTAACAGCAGAATATTTTCTTCTTCCCATAGCTTTTTCCATGCCTTCAGATTCTTTTCTTCTAGCTTTGTAGCTTTGAGATTTTTTTCCGTGTCTTGCACCTAGAGACTCATCTAATCTATCATCGTATCCTTGTTTCTTAGCAGACTTACCTTTCTTCATAGCTGTTCTGCCACCAAATCTAGATTTGTAAGGTCTTGTTCCAAAATCGTTTCTCATATTTTCTCCTTATTATTTTTTTCCATTTCTGAAAATTTGTGTACCCTTTATACCAAAAATACTCGCACATACAAGTATCCATAAATTTGTAAACCAGGTCGGCAGTGCCTGGAAATGCTCGAAGAAGGTTTTTATCTTCTCCATAGCTGCCGGATCGTCCGACCAGACCCCCCAAGCGAGCACCAAAATGGGCAACGTTAATATCGCAAGGACCACCTCGTCCTTGTAGTCGTTTTGACGGGCTTCTAACAATTTTCCTTGGTAAGCTTCCTCACCTCGAGCTTGTCGTTCAGCATGCATTAACTGTGCATCAGACATTGCCATCTTCGTCTTTTGACGATTAGCATAAATCTTACCACCAGCGTTAATCGCTAATTTAATAGCACTTAACCACATACTAATACCAAGTTGCTTTTACAGGTTTCTTTTCTTTTCTAATTGCCTTTGTTCCTCTAACGTCAGTGCTATCTCCTTGAGCAATATAGTTTCTTCCTCTGATACTTGTTTTAGATCTTGGATCTAAATGTACGTTCTGAGAAGGAACTTCTATTTTAACTCCGCCTGTAAGATAACCATCTTTGTTAGTAAACATTGACTGATTATATCCTTTGCCTTCTTTTGCCATATTTTTCTCCTAGGGTTTGTATATACTAAGATTTAGGACCTTTCAAGGTTCTAACATCCTTAGCCTTCATTTTATCTGAAGTCAGTTTAACATCAGCAGATATCAATGATTTCTCAATTGCTGTATCTGCTCTTAATTGAGCTAAGTCTTCGTTCTGTTCTAGTTTATCATCAGTAATCTGTCTATTTTGAACCATCTTAGCTTTGTCTAAATTAATTCGTGCATCTACTTCTTGTTGTTTTCTTTCAGCTTCCATAGCTTTTAAATCTACTTCTCTTTGTTTTAATTTAAGTAATGGATCATGATCGAATTGAGATGTAATTGTTTTTTCTTCTTTTAAGAACTCTTCAGTCATATCTGCAATCAATACAGCTTTTCTAGCTTCTATCTTCTGAGATATTTGAGCTAACTCTTGTTGTACTTGTGGGTTTTGTACAGCTGCTTGTTGCATTTGTGGTAACATTTGAAACTCTTGTGCAAATTCCAATTGTACCTGTTCTTGTGCCATCAATGATATATGCTCCATAATATTTTTTTCTAATGCTGCAGTAATGCTAGGATTATTTCTAACAAAGTTACTAGCCATAAAATTTAAGTGAGCTGTAATGTGAGCTCTATGATCTTGACCTGGAAACGCTTGGAAAGGTTTCATACCCATTGCATCAATGTGTTCGATCGCTGGATCTTTAGGTTGATTCGGTGGAGGTGGTGGTAATATTCTATCAATATCCTTTACACCTAATGCTTCGTACATTTTTCTATAACACATATATAAATTGTGCATTTGTGGATTAGACATAGCTAATTGTAATTCAGCTTGTGCTAATGAAACTCTTTGAGACATTGAAAATATATTTGGATCAGCAACAGGTAGAATATCTACTCTGTCATCAAAATCTCTAACTTTAATATTTCTTTGTCCGCCTACTACATCGTATGGATATTCTTGTGGTAAATAAGTTTTAAAGATATTAGCAAGTAATTTAAATTCTTGCTTTAACGATACATACAGTCTTTTATGGATTGCTGACATTACCCGTGAGCCACGCTCTAATAGGGCTACAGTCGTTCCAACAGCAGCCTGTTGGTTCCCGTCGCCGACTTGCATGTCAGCAATCGACGCGAATCTTTGTCCTGCTTGAACGACTATTCCCATCAATTGCAATAATGTAGCAGAAGGTTCCTTATACGGTAAGAATACAAATGCATCTTTTAAGTTTCCTCCTGGTGTATCTACATCTTTAAATTCACCCGGTTGTATGTTTGCAGCGTCATCTTTTACTCTGACACCTCTTTGTTTAAATCCTGCCGGAAGATTTGATAATGTTCCCGCGTCTAATAACTGACGGAGAGCCGCAGTTGCGGTACGGCTCAATCCGCCAATCATATGAATGAGTCCAAGGCCATAAAATCCAAGTCCTGGCAGAAATTTGAAATGGACGAAATATTGGATCTTATTTTTCAATGGATCATTGGGCGCGAAGTTTCGTCTAATAGACAAAACTTTCCGACTACCTTGCTCGATTGTAACGATGTAAGGTAATTTTATTCCTGTTGGTTCGCCATCAGCGCCAACATCTTCGAAACCTTCTAAATCAAGGTCTACGTGGAATTCTAATAATGTGTATAATGGTTCAACTCTTTGTGACTTAGTTAAACCTTCTAGCTCTCTTTCTTTTTTCTTAACCTCATTTGTAGTAACATCTTGAGGTCTATTTAATTCTATGTCACTATAAAAACCATTTACTTGTTGTTTACGTAAATCATTTTCTGA